TGGCCGCGATGGTCGGATTGCCGGTGCGCTGTAACTGCTCGCGGTACGTCATGATCTTGGCGCGCGACGCGTCATCGAACGACGAGAGGTATGCACTCATCGCAGTCTTGTTGCCCTTCTGCTCAGCCGCGTCGAGCGTGCCCAACACAGTGTTGAGCATCTGCAACTGGCTCGGGTCGATGTTCTCGGACTGGCCGATTGCCATGACGGACGACTTGGTTAGCTCACCGACACCCTTGAACGCGGACTGCTGCCCGGTAGTCAAGCCGATCTGCAACAGGCCCGCAGTCGTCTCGGCAATGGACTTGCCATTGCGTGCAGCCGTCTGGATGTACGCGGTGTAGGCTTGCCCCTCGTCCTTGCCCGCAGCGAAGATGCCTTGCTGATTACCAGCGGCGTAGTCGCGTGCGAGGTTCCCGTTAGCCAGCTTCTTCTCGTTGGCCTCAGCCCATGCCTTCGTGAGACTCACGTTATCGGCAGTGCTGAGCGCGCCGTTCTGAAGGAGTTGATCCTTGAACGCCTTGAAGTCCTCCCATGCCATCGGCGGCTTGGTCGGGTCGTTGAACGTAGCCTCCATCAAGCCACGCTGCTCCATCAGGTTCGACAGACGGAATGCTTCGGTGTCCTTGCGGGACTGCTCATACGACTTCGCCAGCTTGACTTGGGAGTCAAACGGGAGTTGCTCAAGCATGGTCGAGTTCATACCCGGAACCTTCTGATCGCGCATGTGTTCATACAGCGTCAGGTGGTTCTTAGCAAGCGCCAACTGAGCACCCTGCTCTGTCAGCTTCTGCTTCACGTCTTTCGTGAGGTTCGGGTTGTTCCACACGTTGCCGTAGAGCCCGCTGTACGCATCGTCGGCGGCGGCAAGGTATGCAGCCGGGTCCGTCTTGGACTTGTCCATCGCGTCGAGACGAACGCTCATGTCCGTCTGAATCGCGGTGCCGAGTTGGTCGATCACGAACTTCTGATGTTCGCCTGCGTGCTTCGTAATCGCGGCGCGGTCGCTCGTCAACTGCTGAGCGAGGAACGACTTGCGCGCGTCGAGCGACATACCCTGAAGCATAGGCAACAGCTTCTGACGTCGAGTCTCCAAGTACTGCTTGAAGTCCTCCGGGGATTGCTCGCGCATCTTCGTCATGTCCACCGAGGTCTGTGCCTCAGCGTCTGCCATAGCGAGCCGCGCGCGTGTGTCACTGTAGCCTGCCGTGGACCAGTCACGCGTAAAGATGTTGCTGTCCACTTCTGACTGCGCCTTACCCGCACCAGCCGCAGCAGCCCCACGCAAATACGCTTCCTCCCGGTTCGTTGTGAGTTCGTTCTGCGCGAGCTTCGATACTGCCGGGAGCAGCGCTTGCGTGAGGTTGTCGAGGAACTCGTTATGAGGCGCTTGCGGGACATCGTTGTTGGCGAACTTGTTCACGTCAGGCTGTGCATTCTGCACGTTGATCGGAACAGCGCCCACTTGCGGCGCGCTACCAAAGTCGTATTGCTGAGCAGTGCGCTCAATAGCCGCCATGTGGGCCTCCTTACTGAATGGTGAAGTTGTTGGAAACCTGCCGTTGGGACATAGCCGAACTCAGGCTACCTTGCAGCCCGCCGAGCGTCGCCATACTGAAACTGGACGTGTCCGCTGCTGGCGCGTTGCCGAGGCTCATGTTGCCGCTCGCGTACATGTTCGCAAGCGTGCCGAGCCCAGCAGCGATACCGGCCTGCGTCGGGTTCTGCATGTACGGCGCGATGTGGTTAGGCTTGACTGACGAGAGCAGCGCGTCCCGCCCTGCCATGACCGTCTGCTCGATCCCGATGTTTGCATTCTCCATCAGTTGTTCGAACGATTGATCGTAGCCGATCTGCGTCTCCGCGACCTTCTTCTGAATGTCTTGCGTCACTGCGTCAACGCTTGAGCCTACAGTCCCGCTCGCAGCGGCTTGGGCCTGATTAGCACCCAACGCCTCAATCCCCTTAGCGGAGAGGTCAAAGCCTTGCTGTGATGCCTGAAGCACCGCACGAGACTTCTGCAAGTTCTGCAAACCAATGCGGTAGCCGGTGCGGATCATGTTCGCCGTGTTGGCCTGCATGATCGCATCGTTCTGCGCATTGGCTTGCTTGAGAGACTGTGTGTAGGCTTGCGCCGCAGCGGTGTTCTGCATGTTTGCCTGCTTCGTTGCCTGCATTGCAGACATGGCGACAGCGGCAACGGCGAACCACCACATAATTACCTCCTACGCAACTTTTGGTTGTACCGGCACACGTACTCCAAGGAGAGGATGTTCATTTCCCCAAGCCCCTCAGTGAACAGCACCAGCGTCGTTGTGTTAGCGTTCGTGCGGCACGGTAGGATTGCTACCGACTCACCATTCACGCGCGGCTTACCGAGGTCGAGTTCCTCGCTGCCCCAATACAATGCGGGCATGGTCTGCGTATCGTCCTCAACATCGGTAGATGCGTCCGCAACGATTGCCTCGTACTCGGCTGTGTTAGCAGTGCCTACCATGTACCGGAGGATCGTCAGCTTGTTGCTACTGATGACCACGCCGTTGCTATCCTTCACAAGTGGCGGCGTCGGACTGAACGATGAACGATACGGAATGCCAATCGTCACAGGGCCAGCCGGGAAGGATGGAACCGTGGTGACTTGCGTCGCGCTGCGCGCGTCGATACCGACTTCCTCGCCTAGCAGCGTGGAGTCCTTGTCCGATAGCCGTACCGTTTGGTATGCCGTCGAGTCAAGGAGCCGGATCGCATCCGGGATCGGCGCGAGGTTGTTCGTGACGGTCGCATCGGAGTACAGGTCAAGGTATGGCCTCCTATCCGCTTGGGCGGTCAGCGTCCCGATACGCGGGTCGATTGAGCCGATGGTGATGTTGCCGTTCTGCAAGAACACGAGATAAATGTTCGAGCCTGAGAAGAAGGCGTCTGCAATGTCGAACGGGAACGTCCAACGATGCCACGCCTGCTGTACCTTGCTATCTGCGTCCCACAGGTACTCATGCACGATGAGCGTCCGGTAGTCCCGCGTGCTTGCGAACAACGCCATGTTCGCCACGGACGACGACACAGCGAAGCGGCAACGGCCTGCGAGGTACTTCGGCAGGTGACTCGTCACGTCACTCGATAGGTACTGCGAATCGGTGTATTGAGACGGGACCATTTCCATCACGCCGTAGAAGTCCAGTGAGCGCGGCGCGGGGTACATCAGCGTGCGGCCTGTAGGGATCGGCGCACACGTCATGTCGGCCTCATACGTCGAGGTCACGATGACGGATGCCGTCTGCGGCGTGACGGGTTGATTGCCACCCGGCACTAGCGCCTGATACTTCTCAGCGAACAGCAGCAAGTCCTTCTGAAACGGAATGCAGTACTGGTACGCTGCCGACGAGTTCGCGCTTGCCCCTACCTCAATCGGGTCACTCTGCAACACAGAGGTCACAGTGGAGCGATAGAAACGCTGGGGCAGGTTCGATGCGCTCATGTTCACCAGCGAGCCCGAGAGCAGCACCAGTCGCCCTTGGAACGCACCAACGCCGGTAATCCCTCGTGTGATGAAGTTAGGCGGCGGTGATGTAACGTCGTCCCCTGCGTAGCGGCCCTCGTAGTCCTGCTTCAGCACCCACGCCGAGCCGTTATAGCTGAGACGTACCGGCATGTTGGCGAGGGCACCCGGCGAACCATACTGCCCGCACTCAACCCACGCGAGGCGCTGCGAGTCGTACTTGAAGTACGTGGGCCGGTTCACGTCACCAACGGACATCACGATGCCGTTAGCAGCCGCGTTCAGCTTTGCAGGAAGCTCGCCAGCGGTCTGCACGTAGCTCCCACCACTCGTGCTGATGTAGGTACTCGGCATCGGCGTAGACACCCGGAAATTGACCCCGGCGCACCGCACGAAGATGTACGCACCGTACACGTCTACGTTAGTATAGACAACGTGGGTCGGGTCGATGGATGCGAGGATGTACGCAGCCAACTGGCCTGCGATGTACTCCGGGGTAGCCAAGGCAGCGTCGCCTGCGTGGGTGCCATCAGGAGTGCTGTACACCGCCGTATGTACAACAGCGGTGCCGTTGTACCCGAGGTCTACGCGGTACGTCTGATTGAACGCACCCGTCTTAACATAGAACCACCCGGTATGTGATGGGTCTTGTAAGCCTGCCTGTGCGCCTGAGACGGTCGGCTTGATGCCTGTGTTGGCAATGATGAACTCGTCGCCCACGGTCGTAGCACGGAGGTTCGCACGCGGGCCGATGAGGTAGCTGCTTGTGAGTTGCTGAAGCAGCGCCCAATCCTGATTGAACACCGTCAGCGTGCCCGAGATACCGTTCAGCAGCAAGTTCACCTTCTGCCCGCCGATGTCGGTACTCCAACCCGTCATGTGATCACGGTCTGCGGTCGTGCCGGTCGTTAGCACGGTCTGCGCCCCCGGACGGCGACGGAGACCCGTCACTACATCAGAGAGCATGTTATCCTGCGCGGTCACTTGGCCGTCGAGGCGCTCGCGGGCCACTTGCTGCGATACGCCTTGAAGCTGTGACTTGGCGCTACCTTCGAAAGCGGCCATGTGTTTATCCCCTCATTGCGCGGCGCAAGTTCTGATAGCGGCGCGATTGTTTGATCGTGTACTTACGTTGCCGTAGATGCTCCTGCTCCATCGCGGACTGTGCGATGTTGGCTTGGGCACTCCACGACTGCACGACTTGCTCAAGCCCGATGTCCGTCAGGTAGATGGACACGAGCGCGGTGTACAGCACGAAGTTCGCAGCGGACTGAGGCAAGTCCTCGAAGCCCATACGCTGAATCAACTTCCCGGAGATTTTGTCCGTGAAGATGTAGCTGCGCGTGGCTGCGTTGTAGAACTGCTCGCCTCGCTGTGTGACGATGCCGTACTGCGCATCAGCCACAAACGATAGCGTGTCCTCCGGTACGTCGATCCCGCCCTCGCTGTTCGGGAACAGGTCAACGTGGAATGTGTTGAACCACCAGCCGCCCTGTAAGCACAGGTCGATCTGTGCGTCGATCTCAGGGAGGATCACGCCGAGCGTCGGACTCTTGCTGTCGAGACTCGTTACGCGATGCTCACCGAGCTTGGGCAGGATGCGATTCACTGCATCGAGTAGCAGCATGATCCCTCCTGAAGTTTAGACAAAAAAAAAAGCCCGCCCACCCCGAAGGATGAGCGGGCCGAAAAGCGCGACTCGTTGCTAGAGTCCCGCTTGGACTTACGTTAGTCGCTGAAGATCACGCCAACAGCGTCGGGACGGCGTTGGCCGACCGTGTACATCTGATACGAGTCGAGGTTCGACTGGAACTCCTTGTGGTCGTCCCACACCTTGACCGTCATCGGCTGAGCTTCAACCGTGACCAGCGCCTTCTGCGGGAAGAACACGACGAGTTGTGCCTTCGCTTCCGCAGCCGACACGTCGAACGACGCACCCAACGGATGAGCGACACCAGCGGTTGGGAAGATCGGAGCTTCGATCACACGCACGCCGTTCAGCACGGCGATACGACGCTGAGCGTAGTCGTTCGTTGCCGACGCACCTTGGAAGTCCACGTTCATGAGCTTCTTGTGTTCCAGCAGCACGTTGAACGCGTCAGGCGTGATGAGCGTCACGGTCTGCGCGAGGCCAGCACCGAGACGACGCTTCACGAATTCCGTCAGCACGTCCTTGTGATTCTGGACGATGATGTCGGCGGCGAGTTCGTAGCCGGTCAGGTCACGCGACGGGTCAACGACATCCGAGCCAGCGGCCAGCGCGGCTTGATAGCCGGTCATGACTGCCTTGATACCCGGATGGAACGAGCCTGCCAGCGATGCCGGGGGCACGAACGCCGAGCACTTGATAAGCTGAATGACGTGCGCTTCATCGAAGCTGATGGCGTGCGCCGAGCCGTGCTCAGCCGAGTACTCAGCCTTGAAGTCCGGCGACGTCCAGTCATCCTGATAGTCGAACGGGGTACGGATGTAGCACACCGTGTCAACCGTCACGATGAACTTCTCGTTAGCGATACGGCTCGAATCGAGCTTCTCACCGGAGCGACGGCCCTTCACCGTAGCCGCGCCGATACGGTCGCCGCGCCACGTATTCGTTTGGTTCTGCACCGACTTGAAGTTCGTCAGACCCGAGGCACGGAACAGCGACTCGGCACGGAACGAGCCTTCGATGTCACCTTCGTATGCTTCGATATGGATGTCGGTGTCGGCGTTCGCGCCAGCCCACCAAGTACGAGTCAATTGACCAGCGTTGTCAACGGGAGTGGACATTGTGTAATTCTCCTAAACAGGTTGTGGACGAGAGCGCGAGTGCGCTCCCGATGTGAGGTCTTACAGACCCATCTGCTTGCCGAGTTGGCGGCGTGCCGTAAGCTCGCGTTCGCGCTCGGGGAAGTCGCGTGCGCGACGGTCGAGCTTGAGACGTTCAGCTTGGTACGCTTCCTTCGACAAGCCGAGGGCTGCGTCAGGTGCCCCACCGCCTGCGCGGACGTGGCCTTGCGGTGGCGTAGGGAGCCCACCGTTGTTCTTCACGAAGTCCAGTAACGACTCAACAGCCGTGGAGATTCGCTTCGGGTTCGCGGAGTCGATGCTTTGCGCAACGAACTCCTTGAGGTACTTCGGGGCCGCAGTGTTGAACACTTGAACAGCGGCGTCCCAGCGCTCTTGACCACCGGCCTTCGTGTGAATTTCGGTGGTGAGACGGGAGACGGTATCGGTGACGTGCGTGACGAGGCCCTGTGCAACCTTGATGAGCTTGTCCGCATTCGCACCAGCCTTCTCGCGGAGATACGCGGCGTCGATCAGTGACACGTCGCCACGGTCGATTGCATTACCAACTGCGCGAGCGAGGTCGATGTCCGGTGCGACGAGTTCGAACGTCGAGAACGTAGCCATGAGGTAATCGTCAGCCTGCGCTGCGGCCTTGGTGGCAGACAGTGCGGCGTCAGCGCCCATACCAACGTCCTCGAAGCCCGAGGTACGCGCCGGGGCAGCGGGCTTAGCCGGAACCGGGGCAGGTGTGGGCGTGCCAGCCTGCGACGCCTTCCATGCTTGGAAAGCAGCAAACTCAGCGGCGTCCGCACCAGCCGGTGCAGCGGGAGCAGGAACGAAACCCGGTGCCTGTGTCGTAGCAGCGGGGAGCGGCGGCGCTACCGGGGTCGGCGCACCTTCGCGGCTGTGTTGATGCACGGTCGCGTCAGCGGGAACTGCCTTGCTCGGGTCGATGCCAGCAGGCACAGATACTTGATGGGTCATGTTCGTCCTTTAGTTGGTTTGGCCGGGGAGCGCACCGATAGCGGCTGCGTTCGCGGCGAGGTTGTCAGCGTTGGCGATCTGTTGATTGCCCTGCACTTGCTGCTGCGCGGCTGCGTCAACCTTCGCTTGTTCCTCCTTACTGCGATGGAACTGCGTAGTGTCAACCGACTGGCCTGCGTACAGCACGTCCATGAGCTTGCGCGGGTCGATGCGGTTATCGAACTGCAACAGGGGTGCCACGACAGCCGCTGCGTCTTGCGCAGCGCTAATGAGGTTCTGAACCTCGATACCGCGTGACAGCGCTGGGATACCCGCGATGATGTCGAGCTTGATGTCACCCGTCAGGATTCCCTTGAGGGCCTGCGGCTGAACCTCGGTCAGCAGCACATGGGCGGACGGGACTTGGAACGACTCAGCCAAAGCCGAGTACTGTCCACCAAGCGCCGTGTTGGCCTCCTGTGCTTGCTGCCGAAGCTCGTATGCGGTGACGCGCTCGGCGTCCCGCGTGTTGCCGGTGTACATGAACGCTTTCGAGAGGTTCTGGAAGGCGTCCGCAATCTCAGCGCGCATGGCGGTGATCTTGTTACCGTCTCCCGACTCCTGAACCTGCACAGCGCCGTTAGTGCCCTGCACATACTCGCCAGTCTCCGCGTCGTTCAGGTCGTCCACGCTAGTACCGGCACCCGGCGTAACGAGGTTGACGAACTTCATCGCGGCGATGCCGTAGAGTGCTAGCGCTTCCGACTTGTCGCTCAGGTTTGCGAAGCCTCCTGCGTAGTCCTCAACGAGCCCGCGACCATAATGTTCGCCAGCGATGATTGACCACACAGGCGCTTGCCAAGGGCACAGGTGAATTGGGTACTCACCCGGCGTGCCGATGGGCATGCTCTCGATTTCCTGCATGACAAGCATCACGTCACCACTAGGGCGACGCGAGCGCGTGATGCGGGTGTAGACTTCAACGTTCGTGTCGTAACGATCCATGCGGTATTTGTTCGGATGTCGCGTAACGAGCATGGCCTGAATCTCAGGTGATAGTCCCGCGAACGATTCGAACTCCCGCAGCACGCAGTCCACAAGCTCGCCCTGCCCGTTGCGTCGGATACCGAACGATTGGAGGCCGTAAGTCGTGGTGCGCTTGTTCTTCGAGTCCCGGAACGTAAGCACGTTGCCGGTGACGATCAGATGCGCTACAGCCAGCGTCAACTGGTTGTAGCTCGAATTCAGGTAGAGTTGCTGTGACGCTTTCATTTCCCACTGAGCAAGCCCAGCGTTGAAATCGCTATCCTGAATCCCCTTGTCCTGAGCGTGCTTCCGCAGTCGCTCGCTGGGCTCGATCCCGAAGAACGGGCGATTAGCGGGGAACAGCAGAGCCGTGAGCTTCGCGGCAAGGTTGTTGACTAACAGCGCGCCGATCTCTTGGTAGTCGCGTTCGACCACCGTGGCGCTACCGTGATGACACAACTCGGCCATCAACTTCGGGAGCGTCCAGTGCGCATACTGCCTGCACTTAATCAGCACGCTGTCATCCCGATACTTTTCGAACAGCGTCTTAAATGTCGGGGCGTACATGCTGCCTCCTTACACGTTGATGCCAAGCGACGAAGCCAACCCCGTAGGGCTCCGCTTCTTCTTGCCGCTGTCATCCACGGTAGAGGCTGCGGCATCGGCTGAGCCGCCAGCGATTGTCAAATTCTTGTTCTCACCTGCGAGGTCCGTAGACGTGTTCGCTTTGGTGAGGGCTGCTTTCTCCGCTGCTGCGTTCGCTGCGGCTGCTTGCGAAGCGGCAATCGAAGCGGCGCGGTCAGGCGTTTGTTGCCCACCAGCCGCACCCGACACAGCCGCCTTCGGTGTTTCGAACAGCGATGCTTGGGACGGGTCGTTTCGCATGGCCGAGATAGTCGCGCCATACAGGTCTGCGTTCGGATCGCTACCACCGTTCGCGGCGTTGAAGATAGCCGTCGAATTCTTGTTGTAGTAATCCCGCACCCGAGGGTCCCACCCATCGTCCAGCGAGCCGCCGAACAGGGAGTTAAGGAGCCCCGACAATACCTTCCCACCTACCGGGTCGTTGAGTGCCATGTCATTCCCCTTAGACGTTGATGCCGAGGGTACTGGACAGGCCGGTCCCGGTGCGGCGCTTCTTGCTATCGTCTTGCGACGCTGCAATGTCTGCCGAACCGCCCGCGATAACGAGGTTCCGGTTTTCGCCGGTCAGGTCAGTCGCGTAGTTCTTGTTCATTTCGTTAAGCATGGCTTGTTGCTTGGCCGCTTCCGCGTCCGCTGCTGCCTGCTTATCCGCTGCATCCTTCTGCGCAGCAAGCATGTCCTGCTGTGCCTTCTCTGCTGCCGTAGCGCCCATGTCCAAGATGTTCTTTTCACCTTGACCGGTGAGCGTTGGCAGTCCCAACTTTTCGAGGATCACGTCCCCGCCCCGAAGCGGGTCCAGCTTGCCGACGATACCGCCGATCCGGCTGAATGTCTTGCCGAGTCCACTCATGTCAAACTCCAATGAAGTAGGCTTCGCAGTGCTTGACAGCACCCGCCCGCTCATAGAGCCTGCTAAGTCCCGGCCTCAGCACTCCGTTACCTGAGATAACGCCAATGCAGCCGTTGACCTTGGCGATGTACCGCATGCCCTCGATAGCGTCGTTGAACGTACCACCGGGCAATGCTCGGGTCAGCAGGAACTCGTAAAGCAATTCCTGTTTGCTGCTCCACGGCGCACCAACGTCATAGACGAGCAGATACCCGTCCATCAGCGCAGCGCGCAGTTCCCCACGCTTCAGCCTACCCCACACGATGCCGGGCGAGTTAGGGACTACGAAGGGATGAGACGCCATGCGTTTGCCGTGAGCGATAAGAGCCCTCATCGCTGCCAGCTTCTGCGCGGCATCCCACTCACCAAACGGGACGACCTTCATCGGCGCACCCGTTGCTTAATGTGCAGGATCACCGAGCGCTGGCCCGCAGAATGGCGTAGCTGTGCGTCGGTAGTAGTTCCACTGGCGACGCACTCGGGAAACACCGTTTCCAGATACGCGAGTTGCTGGGCTGTGAAGGCTACGTCCCTCAAGTTGTTGGCGTTCGTAAGATCGCCCACATCGTTGAGGATGTCCTGTTGTGACAAACGTGTTGCTGTCAAGGTATGGCCTCCTAAACGCAAAGTGCCACGCCCTGCGATGTACAAGGTGTGGCACTCTTAGTAACCTGTTAGATACTGGATTACTCTATGTGTATCTCAGAGTAATACCTGTATGTACCTCTGTTTAATACTGTGTATCTCTGTCTCTCTTTCCTTCTCACCTTCGTTCAAAGTGTGGCACTCTAAGTCAACAGAAGAAGAACTCACTGTTCTTAATCTCTTGAAGGTTAAGACTACTCTTCTTCGGAGCCTCACCAGTACCACCTACTTCCCACAGGAAGTCTAGTAATACATCATTGTGAGTATAGAGATTGACAAATTCCTCTCTGAGTATGGAATTCATCTGCGCTACATCACAAGGGTGCGTACCGAACGAGTCATGGATTGCTACCATCTGCAAGCCTTCCTTGTTCATCCTGTTAGCTGTCATGGTTAGGTGACTAGCATCTAAGGCATGCACGAAGTTAGGCGCTATGGCGTTCTGCATCTTGCTCGGGTTAGTAGAGTCCAAGGGCTCATAGATCATCACCCGATTCACACCACACGAGTTAATGCGTACACGAACCTGCTCTACGTCTTGGTAATCGTGCTGCACCTTAAACCCGGTGGGTGTTGTCCATTCCATGCGCTGCCCTTTCGGTACAGTGCGGCATGCTTCCTTCAACCAGCGCATTGCTTGCGCTGCCGCTGGGACCGTTGCCTCGATACCGCTGAATAGCATCTTTGCCCCGTAGGTTGCCACGTCGCAATTGCGCTGCCCTTCGAGCTTCACGTCCTCGCGGTCGTGCAAGGCTTCCTGCTCCAAGAACTCGGCGGTCCCGCGCAGCGTCGCGCCGTAGACGTAGGTCATGACCGGCTTCTTGGCCTGAGAACGCGTTATACCGGCTCGGAGCCAGTGGTCCCTAGCTACCCCTTCGGCTCGCTGTCGGAGCGCCTCCACGGCCTCATTTGCCACCTTCGTGTAGATGTCCTGCTTGGCATCCCCGCCCGAGTCGAACAGGTTGACGTACTTGCCGCCAATCGGGTCGCGGAGCATGGCGCTGAAGTGCTGAAGGCCCGAGCATGTCGCGTCCTGATGGCACGGTACGCCCGTCTCATACGTCGCCGGGTTCCCGCTGCGGTACGCTTCACGAAGCTCCCACGCGGCGGCGAACATGCACCACGGCGAGTCACCCCACACGTCAGGGTGGTTTTCCGGCTCGTCAAGGGCTCGCTCAATCTCGGCCCAATGCTCATCCACCCAGCGAACGCGGGCCGCTGTGCGAGCCTTGTCGAAGCCGTAGGAGTTGGCGATCTGCACCTTGAGCGCGTCCACGCCGTACCGGCCTAGTGGCTTCTTGTCTGCGAAGTGCAACGCGCCCTTGGCTACGTCCGTGCCCTGCGGGTTCGGCGTGCCGTTGTAGTACCAGCGGCCTCGGGTATCCATCATCACGGAGAACCACAGGCGGGACGTGTCGCGCAGCCCGAGCTTCAGGAACCCGGCGATCTCCTGCGTGTGGCCTCGCCACTTCTTCATGTCGGTGTAGTACTGCGTCATGGTCCGTTTCCAAGCCATGAACAGGGCCTTCTCGGCCTCGGTGCCGTCCTCCTTGATCCAATCCTCGGGCAAGGGAAACGGCGGCTTGGCGGGCTTCTCACGGCTCGGCAGGCCCATCGTGTTACCACCGCCCTGCCACGCCCTGCGGATAGCTTCGAGCGTCGGCTGATGCACCGTGTACGGGATCGACTGAAGGTAGTTGGCGCAGGCGAAAACCTGCGGCATCTTCTCGGCAGTGAACTGCTCGCGGATACGGCGCTTCTCCGAGCGGCGCACGCGGCGCAAGCTCATGAGCGGGAACGCCTGCTGACGGCGCACGCTGAGATAGCCGCCGCCGTCCAAGCGCTCCCACGGCAGCGGCGGGCACTGCATGGCCCCTGCCCCACGATCCACGATACCATGCACGTCGCTTTGGTCGTAGTCGTTGAGGTAGTCCGCAATCTCGACCTCAAGCTGATAGATGACCATGCCACCGGGCATCGTCACCGGCTTCACGAGGCCCGCGAGGTAGCAGGCATCGAGTCCGAACTTGCCGACTTGTATGCACTCGCTATCCGACAGCGAGCTATCGAGTTCGCCCTTCATGACACGATCATATGCCACGTTGTACAGACGGCGAAGGTGACCATAATCGACCGTGCCGTTGCGGCGTACTTGGTCGTGAATCTTCTCCATGTACATCGGGTTGACTTCCTCGGCCTCAGCGATGCGAACCTCAGTCTCATACAGACGACCGATGCGCACGCAAAGCATCTGCGCTGACGCCACTGCGCGGCGAGTCTTAGCTCCTGAGTCCGAACACTGCGAGATACACTCACGCATGGCGATGAGCGCGGCCTTGTCTGCCCCGACGCGGCGCACCCATGCCTTGTACTTGCCACCAGTGCCGCGTGTCTTTACGTCCATTTCCACGGCGATGAGGTCACGCACCGTGGCGAACATCTTGGCGGTAAGACGCTGGGCTCGCGGAGCCTCGGCGTCACCCGACGCAGCCGCGTCCTGCAACTCCTTCAATCGTGCAACAGCAGCCTCGCTATCGCACTTCAACTCATAAGCTAGTTGCATGTCCTGCGGCGTCATCGGCCCTCCTTAAATGTCCATACCGTATGCGCCGACAACCTCGGCGCGGAGTGAGAACGCAGCTTGCGCGTCGTACTCAGCGAGTTCGCGGAGAATCGTCACCGCTGCACTCGGGTTGCCAGATTCCATCGCTGCCAACACGAAGCGGCGTACATTCACGATGGTCTCCTGCCGCGCGGCCATCGTTTGATCCGGCCACGTCTCCAACTGTTCTGCTACTGCTTCCATGTAACCTCCGTTGCGCTTCGTAAATTGCGAGTACAACCGCCGACATCCCGACCCCGTACATCAGAGCCGTCCGATCCAGCGACCGTCCTCATTGAGTTGCATCGGGATTTGCATGGGCCGACCATTGAGAATGATCGTGCAGCCGACGATGGGCTTGTTCTTCGATTGCTTGCCATAGGCGAATGCGTAGCTCTTGTTGTCGATCAGGCATCCACCATAGGCACCCCAATAGAGGTAATCAGTGCTCGCGCAGTACTCGGTACTGAAATTGCCATGCGAGTGGCCGACCATGAGATTGCACCGGTTGTGAGCAGCATCTGCAAGGATGCCACTTGACTGGTGCTTAAACTTAACGTCGCCAAGAGGGGTATGTACGATCCACTCGAAGGCCCACGACCATCCCTTCGCACCGTGTCCGGGGAAGATGACATCGCGGTATCGCCGGATGAACTGGACGGGCAGGCCGTGCGCTTTTGCGCGTCGGTAAGCCATTGAGCCGTGATTCGAGGAACACACAAGCATGTTGGGGAACACTCGGTGCAACTGCTCCATGACAACCTTCCCGCGTTCGAGTTCGGGTCCTGCGCTGTCGAGGTTGGGGTCACTGTCGTGGAACGACATTGCGTGCATGTCAAGCTCGTCTCCCGCGTTGACGACAAGATCAATCGGGAAGGCTTTCTTCACTGCCTTCAGGAACGGGATCATGTCGGGATGGTTGTACGGCGCGTGCTGATCCGGGATGTGCAGGATGCAGCAGTACGTCTTGTTGAAGTCGGGCAAGATGCCGATGTCGTCGTCGGGGTCCGGTACACGCAGCTTGCGGTCGCTCTTGAGTTGACGATCCGTCGCTGCCATGTTGCCCTCGTTGTCGAGGAAGATGCGACGCCAGTAGCTGACGTTCTGCCGAGTGATCGGCACGCCTGCCTTGCGGCTGTAGACCTTGGCGGCGTCGCCGTTGTCGGGGTTCTTGACAAGGATTACTTCGTGTTGTTCTTTCGTGAACATACGCATCAACTGTCCGCGCATTGGTCCTCCTAGTAGAATTCGGGAAACTTGTGTTGGATGTACAGCTTGCGCTCGTCGCAGCCGTCACGATGCGTCGGCTTAATGCCGTACTGGATGCTCGGGAACTCGGGATGCACACGCACCAGCAGACGGCCTTGGTGTTCTTCGAACCATGCGTAGTTCAGCGAGCAGTCGAAGTCCTCCACCACGTTGTGCGGGTCGCCCTTGAACGTGAGTGTCTTGGCCGGTGTGTACACGAGGAACTGAACCTTCAGGTCGCGGTGATCCACGTCCACACCCAGCGCCGATTCAAAGACGTAGGCGAGGTTGCGGTCCTCGTTGACGTACTCCACATCGTCGCCAAGCTCCCGGCATTCGAAGTTCGTTGAGAGTTCTACCACCCTGCGGAACGTCTCGGGCTCGTGGACTGTGTTCAGCACTACGAAGTCGTAGTCGTTCGGAGTGCGACCAAGGTAGTAGTCGCGGGCAGCGCCACCGCAACAGACCACGTAGATACCGTAGTCGCGTAGGCGCTGAATCATGTTGTACACTGCTTCGAGTTCACGGTTCACGTTGGCCCCTCATAGCTCGTTGCGCTTTCTGCTGTGCGCGTCGTTGTTTGGCGGCGAGGTTCCGGTCATTGCGTTTCTTCGCAGCGGTTTCCTCGGCGGACTTGTGCGTCGGGTAGATCATTGCGCAGCCCGGTCGCTCGTAGTAAGCCAGCAGCTTCTTGAGCCAGTCGATAATGTCGGGGTACGCATGCGACTTAGCTCCCCAGCTACCAGCCGCATTAGCGACCTTCCCTTCTCCTGAGTTGCAGGAGCGATGGAGGACGCCGCGTATCTCGCCGGTGTCGTGGTTGTGATCGACAACCCCTTCTTTCGGGATGCTAAGGTCAACGGGTTTGAGGCAGATTGCACACAGACCTCCTTGCACGATTTTGAGTTGCTTAATCTTCCACGCGGGCATCATGGCGCGGCTGAGCTTTCGCATACGCGGCTGCTCGTCTTGCTCGCTCATCGAGCCTCCTTCTAATCGTTAGGGACTCGATAGCCAGCGCAAGCCGGTTCCTATCGAGCCACTCGTTCACTTGAACCACGGTCGGCGCACGCACTCCGCGAGGTACTTCGCATTCGCGGCGGACCACGGTAGTTCGTTGAGGTAGAGCCATACGTTGTCCTTCGGATGACGAAGCAACCACAGCATCCACGCCTCGGGCAACGGGTTCTGGTCAATCTCCCGGTATGCGTCGATTACCGTGTTAGCCAACGCTTCGATGTCGGTGATGGGGTCGAGCAGCTTGTGGGCGTCAACCGGGCCGATGTTCTTGCCTTTGTACTTCAGCAGGCCCTTCACGTTGTCGGCGGTATCGCCCATGACCATCTGCGCCCAAAAGAACTTGAGCGAGCGACCCAGCAGCTTCTTCTGCCCGCTCGGCGTCTCGTCAATCCATAGCTCACCGAACGGATCGGACGGCATCACCACACCACGCTTGATGTCGTAGTACGGATAGGGCGTCATGCGTAAGTCCTTGTCATCGGACCGCACCACGCCCTTCTCGCCAAGGTGATACGCCAGCATAATCATGGCGTCGTCCGCTTCCACGACCGTCTCCATGTGGACATCGAACTCATCCATCGCGCCGTCCTCGTATGCTGCCTCGCGCACCTGAGATAGAAGCGGAGGCTTTGCACCGCTATCCCGCTGCCCCTGATACGGCTTTACGCCGATGACGTTGAAGCGACCGGCCTTCGTACATTCCTCGTGCGTCAGGAACACTTCACCGTCGCTACAGTCAGCGAGGAAGATTTGCTCAAGGATCGAGGATTGGAAACGACGAAGGCCGGTGGCGACCGTCTTGACCGTGGCAGCAGCCACGTAGGCAGGACCGTCACCGTCGATGATGAGGGTCTTGCCTGATTGGGAGGGAACAGCGAAGTCGTCGGCGGGCAGTGCATCTGTGTCCACGCCGTTGATAATCATAGCTTGGCAACGGCCTCGGTGAAGATTTCGAAGCCCATACGGGACGCAATCTCGAATTCGAGCATCGCTCCGCGTGAACGCTCCCAGCCTTTCAGCAGGTATATAGCGTCACAGTAGATAAGCTCCTTGATGTCGTTGCGCATGAACTCGCGCCAGCGATCATCACCCGGCACCACGTCACCGTTGCCGGGATCGGGGTTGATGTTGGCCGGATTGACCGGCTCGTGTCCCTCGGCTCGCAGCCGAATCTCCGCAGCCTTGAACGCTGGGTAGTTGTGCTCGGCGTAGCCCGACATCGGGCCAGCAATATAGACCTTCATCGGGCCTCCTTTAGAATGGGATGTCGTCCGCGCAGTCGTCGCAGACCCATACAGCGCGATTCGCCGTGGTGAACACACCCTTACGGCTGTCCTTCACACCACGGCAACTCGTACACGTATGGGTCACTGAGCCAAAGGGACGCTAGGCACCACAGGAGCTACGGCAGGGGCCGCAACCGCAGCGACCGGAACAGCGGGAGCAGCGACCGGAGCGACCGGCGTAACCGCCACAGGGGCAGACGGTACTGCCGGGGCGGGAGCCACTGCGGGCGGTGTAGCGGGGACCGAAGCGGCTGCAACGTTTGGGGCGACTGCCGGAGCAGCAGCGGCCACAGGAGCCGTCGCCGGGACGACCGGGGCCACAGGTGCCACCGCACCTACGGGAGCCGCTCCTGCGGGCTGTGCGCCAGCCGGGGCCACGCCCTGCTTCTGCGGCGTGCCTGCCGGGATCGGGCGGCTGTTCTGGATCAGCAGACCTTCGAGCGCCGAGCCACGGAAGTCGGTAGCGCCCGCGATCTTCTCCTGCACCCAGTTCTTCGACTTGCCTTGGTCGTTGGTGCCCTCGATGAACAGCGCGTCCCAGCCTTCGAGTGTCGGCATTGCCCACGAGAACAGGAACAAGTCCTCGGTGCGCACAGCGGGGCATACGTACTCGGTCTTGTTGATGAGGTCGATGCCCGGACGCACGTCAGCGACGATGCTCTTGGGCTCGGTGCCCGGTGCCGCCGTCTTGGAAACGTAGTCCTTGATTTCCACGAGGAACACATGGCCGTCACCGATCAGACCGGCGAAGTTCTTCGCAAGGCCCTTGTAGTTCATGGCCTTGAACCACTTGAAAGCCTTGGCCTTCTCGTTGCGGCTCTTGGTCATGTCGAACGTGTTGATGATGTACGGCGTGCCATCCTCGTTGACGTAACCCGGCGAGTACAGTGCGAAGCCGAGTTCGAATTGCAGGGCCGGGTCTTTGGCCTTGCCTTGGTGTACCGTGATGTGCTTGCCCTTCTCGATGTACTGCACGAGGCGAGCAACGGACCAACCTTCCGGCAAACGGCGACCGTAGTTACCACCGCCCGCTTGGGCTTCGTTCATGTCGTCGTCGCACTCGTTGAGTGCTGCGGCCATTGCTGCGATTTGTTCTTGGGTCATCGTGCTCATGCGTTCTCCTTGGAGTTAGTCGGATTGAATTGCGAGTAGGCCCAGCGGCCTTTAAAGCAGGTTCGGGTAAAGCTCGTTCAGATGCTCGATGACCTTCTCGACCTCAGAGAAAGTCGCCTGTGTCGCTGCCTGATACGACCGGGGTTGCCGTGTCGGAACAGCGGGTTGACCGGGAATCACGACGCGGTTATCCACCAGCATCCCCGTTGCCTCGGCAGACAACAGGATCGTGCAGCACGCCTTGATCGCGCCAAGGTGATGCACGAGTTCCTTCGGGTCCACACGCTCACCGCTGGCGTACTGCAAGCAGTGCCGCATGATCGCGCCGATATACGTCATCAACTCGACCGGCGTCTGCAAGTAGTTGTTCTCGCCGTACTTCCGCTTACCGGCGTGCAGCGCTGCCGACTCGTGAAGCTGGGCGATCATGTGGATCAGATGCAGCGGCGGCTTCTTGTCGCCGTACCGCTGCTTCGGGTTAGTCGGCGCGGTCGAGTTCGGGTGTGGTGGGCCGGGGTACAGCCTGTCCTTCAGCACGTCCCCGAGATTTGGCGCACAAGGTATGGCATCCTTAACGACCGTCGGAAACGGCTCGAAGCGGCTGACGTGCAGTTCTTCCGTGATCCCGTCGAGCAGCACGTAGTTAGGCCCGCGCGCCTCCCGAACTCGGTACACCTTGCCCTTCATCAACTTCTCGGGGCAATTACCAGCCCACGTACACACGACATAATCACCACGTTTAAACAGATTCAAGCAGCCCTCCCGTATAGCTTCTCGACAGTCGCCGGATCATTCAGCACGCCTTCGTGCCAGTGCAACTTGTCTTTCATGTTGAGGCCGAACTCCGCAGCAGCGGGGAACGGGACGTTGAGGTTGTAGCCGTACTTCTCGCTGAAGTAGCGCGGCAAGTCCTCCATGATCGCCTTGATACCGGCAAGCACGATGTCCAGTACCGAGTGGTGACAATCGACGTAGATAGCATCGTGAACCGTATTAATCACGAACACGCGCCCGCCGAAGAAGTCGTTAGCGATGAGCCAACGAATCACACGGCCACTGATACCCTGCACGAAGAAGCCTGACTCGCCCTGAATCGGGTAGTTGCGCATCTGCGTCGGCTTGAACTCCATGACTTGCACGCGCTTGCGTTGCCCGCCTTCGAACACAGTGCGAACCTTCTCGTACTCGCGGAACTCGTAGCACGTACCGCCCACGGCCTTATAATGGCCACGGCCATACACGCGCCACTCACCACTGTCCGTCTGCTCCCGGAACAACTGACGTGTCGCCGCAACCATCGGGAACACTTCCTGATCGAAGTACGCTTCGACTCCGGGGAACAGTGCCTTCTCGCGGTCAATAAACGCCTGAGCTTCTTCGACCGGCATACCCGTAGAGAACGAGATACCCATAGCCGTAGCGCCGTACTGGTACGCAAACGCAGGCGGCTTGATGTCCGTCCGCATCGCATCGTACTTCGCATGCTCAGGGTGATCTTGGTTCTTGCACTTCTCCAAGACAGATTCATACGGCTCCCCGAGCTTCGCACTCAAGCGCAGGCAGTGCATGTCGATCTTGTCGAGCAGCGCCTTGATGAGTTGCTTGTCCTGAGAGAACGCCGCAAGCGTCACGACTTCTAGCGCGCTGTAGTCCAGTTCGCAAATAAAGCCGTTCTTGATGCCCCGCTTGATTTCGTCCATGCACAGGTCGAAGAACTCCTGCCCTATGAGGCCGACGCCCAGCGCGTAGATGAGCCACTTTGGAGACGAGAACCGCGACACGAACATGGCCTTCACGTCGCTCGTGTTACCACGCGGCAGGTTCTGGAAGTTCGGGCGGTTAGACGACAGCCGCGTTGTCGCGGTCGCCGTTGTGTTCAACGTGTGATGCACGATGTTCAGGTCGTCCATGTACTGCAACATACCCGACACCTTCACCACGTTGCCCTCGTCGTCGTACTCCTTGCGCAAGTAGTACGTACCCATGTCCTTGTCCACCTTGTTGAAGGTATCCAAGTCCGTCAGCACCTTGCGGACGTTCTCCGGGAACTCCTTGCGCTTCGTCAGGAACTCTAACGAATCCTTGCCGGTGGCGATGACGGGCGACTCGTCGGCCAGCTTACGCTTGCCGGTGAACTCCTTCAGGAACTCCTCGCGGATCGTCTCGCTCAGCAGCGAGAGGTCGCACAGCGGCGGCGCATGATACAGGGTGTCCTCCCATATCAGTTTCTGCGTCGTCGTGTCCTCCCGAGTGACCTTGATGAGCCCCTTGTTCTTGCCGCTCTTGTAGCGTTCGAACGTGAAGCCGTGGTCGAACCCGGCAGTCTCCGGGTCTTTCCACTCGATGCGCTCTTGCGGTGTGCCGCTGTCCATCAGCACAGGCATGTGCCCCTGCTCGTTGAGGAACACGGTCATCGCAACCGGGCCGGTCATCTTAACGGCGTCGCCCTTCTCCCATACCGGCGTACCGTCATCGTTGAACTTGGGCACGCGGTGCCGGTACTTGATCGGTCCGCCGAACAGCCACGCGCTCATGTGGAAGTCGCTCGTCTCCTTGAATTCCAACGCGCCGGGATAGCCACCACGGTATGCACGGAACGACTCACGCAGCGAGGCGATCTTGGCCTCACCTTCCTCAAGCTGCCGGAACGCAACCTCGGTGTCGATGAGCAGGCCCGAGTCCATCGCGTAGCAATTGAACAGCAGGCCCTCCATGCGCTCAAGCGCCATGTCCCACATGCCACGCTCGGTAAGCTGCTGATACTGGCCGTAGAAGATGGTCCGCGTGTTCGCCACGTCGCCATGCGTCGGGCTGATGAGGTACTCCAACAGAAGCGCCGGGTCAATCTCAGACGTGAGTTTGCCCTGCTCCCACAGCGCCTTAACGCCGTCCACCTTGTGCGTCCCGCCGTACAACGGCGCAATCTCGTTGAGCGCCGGGTACGTGTCCCGCTGATTGCTGAGCAGGTAGTGGGCGTAGGCCGTACAGAAGATGCGCCCGCCACGCTTCAGGAACTTATGAAGCTCCTGCCGCTGCTGCACGAGAGACCAGTCCAGTTCGAACGCGGCGTTGTGCATGACGATGAGCCACGCATCATCCGGGATCGAGAGCCAAGGCCGACTCGCGGCCTGTTCTTTCGACTCGTTGCGTATGTACTCGATAGCGCCGTCATACGGCTGCGTGTCGATGGCCCAGCCGTTCAGCACCACGTAGTTATCAGGACAACGCGGAGAGGCGACAGCGCCGAACCACGGCTTGTTCTCCGTCTCCAAGTCCCAAAACATGATGCGGCTCATTTGTCCTCCCTGATGCGGTGGAAGCGCGGGTGCCGATAGCCGCCTTGGCGGTCGCGCTCCATATACGTGAACTCGATCCACTTGCCGACGATCAACGATGGGATAGCCCAAATGGCGCGGGCGAAGTCGTGATCGAAGCCGGGGACGCTGCATGTGCTGCCGTCCTCCATCACCACGTCGAGCGAACCGGCGCGGTTGTGCGGCGTGCCGTCCTCAGCAATCGCTTGGTTCACCTTAACAACCACGCCATCCGCGTCGTTCTCGGGCTTGTACTTCAGCCAGCCATACGTGCGCTTGCCGAGTTCGTAGACGTGTTCCCAATCCTTGACCATGATGCCCTCGTAGCCTTGCTCTCGGGCGTGCAGGAACGCAGCCTCAACGCCTGCCTCGTCGTAGACGTGGACGCGCTGTGGGCGTAGCATGGGGATGCCGCGTGCCCTCGCATCGGATGCGACCTCATCAAGCTGCCAGCATCGTGCGCGGAACGCCTCCTTCCATTCCGGCATGTCGAACAGAAGGAACTCAATGGTCGAGCGCTTCAGGTCATCCGGCAGTCCCTTTGAGCTACGCACATAGCTGTACGTATCATCGAAGCTTCCGTTTATCAACACGCCACAGTCCAGACGGCTATAGCCGTTAGCACCCATGAACTGCTCGAACACAGGTGCCCAGCCGTCGAGGTTGTGCAGCGGCTTCTCCGCGTAGCTCAGGAAGCGAACCTGCCCGGCGATCACACGCACGTCAAGCCGGATTTCGTCCAGCTTAATCTCAGCCACAGCCGGGTACTTCAGCTTGTGCTTACCCTTGGCGAACGTGTGACCCTTCATCAACTTGTGAGTAGGGCCGCTCACGGTAGAGCCACCGCAACGGGTTCGACATCCGGCTCACCGAGCCAGTGACGTTCAACGATACCCGCCGCGCAATCCACGCGCTCCTCTGCGGCTTGCGTCGTGGTGTACACCGAGACCATGCGGCCCGTCTCGGTGTCCTTCGTGTCGAAGCACACACGAATCCACCCCTCGTTTTCTAGGCGCTTCAGCACGCCGCAGAGCGTCGAGATACGGATACCCAGCATCTCGCTGAGTTCGCTCCGGGTGAAGTACGTCAAGTGCAGCTTGCGCAGCACGACGAGCTTCAGCCCCTTAACTTGCAGCAGGCTGAGTTCGTGCGACTCGGCCTTGAGTGTGTTGGATAGTTTGCTCATGCGTGGAACCCTCGGTAGATGGTGATGCCGAACACCGCGACAGACGCGATGAACCGATAACCATACGCGCTCACTTCATGCGTAACCTTAATCATGCACCCTCCGTCATAGTCCATGTGTTGAGAATCGGATCGAACGCAGTTTGGAACTGGTTCTGCCCGTTGTGCCCTGCTCGCGCCAGCTTGTTCTTCGGCGTGCTGATGCCGCGAACGCCGGGGTAGTTAGTCAGCGCGCCGCCCATGATGACTAAATCGAGCGTCGTCTGAATGCCGGTCTTGCTGTTCTGCATAGCAGAGAGCGGCGGGTACAGCATGTCGAATCCTTCGGCGCTAACTTGGATCGTGCCCACATGCAGGAAGTCATGGATAGCGGCAAGCTCACGCATGCCATTCCACACTTCCTCTAACTGGCCGATGTCATTGGCAGCGCCGCCGCGATTGCTCACGGCGCGGATACGTCCCGTCATGTCGGTGATGACCACAGCGGGGTTGTGGTGCTCGATGATCTGCTCCACCTGAGCTATGTTCTTGCCGTGAATGTTCTTCAGGCGGATAGCATCGCGCCGACCAATGGCCTCGGCGTATGCGCCCTCAAGCTGCCCCGCATTACTCATGGCGTACATCTGCTCACGAGTGAGGTTCAACACGGTCTGCCACAGCCGGGTCGTGATGCGCTCGGCCTGCCCCTCGTTGATGAGGCACAGGATCGGACGGCCAGTGCTGAGAAACTCTTGCACGCGCTGCCTCGCCCAGCCCGCCATAAGGCGACACAGCAGGCTCGTCTTGCCCTTGTCAGTGGGCATCACCACCGCGACGTTGTGACCCGGCCTGAGCCCGCGTATCGTGTTTGAGAGGATCGGACCAAAGGCGTCGATCACCAAGCCGCCCTCGTCCGCGTCGTCGCGCAGGTAGTCAGCAATGCTGCCGTCTGCCCACTGCCCCACGCCGCCCTGCTGCATTTCACGCGAGGCTTCGAGGGCGAGCGCCTTCAACTCATACGAGAGGTCTACTTCCTCGCCACGGTTGAAGCGGGCAATGAGCGCCGCTGCCCGGCCTGATAGGTCACGCTCGCGCAGCATGTTCTGCACGCCGTACACAGCCTCGGCATTGGGCTCGTTGTTGAGTTGGTTCACAAGGTGCTGCACGATACCGACAGCCTCGGGACCGGCGCTTGGGTCGGCACGCAATGCGATGAGTGAGTTAAGCTGATCGACTTCGATCCGCTCGGCCTCGGGGAATGTCGCCCAATACAAGGCGTACCACGCGAGGACATTGGTCGTATCCGGCGAGAGCATTGCATCAGGCACGGACGCACGCAGCGTGTTATAACGCCGACGCTCTCGCAGTGCGTGCAAGATTAGTGCATCACTCACTAGGGCTCCTTAATAAAAGATGTTGCGAACGTGGAGTTGAATCGCGTTTATCTCCATGTCCTTCGGGTCAAGCCCATCGGGGGCGCATGCGTCAACGCCGCCGACCGGCACACCAATGCCCGCAGCACGCAGCCGCGTGAGGTTAGTGGCTGAGCCTTTATGGCCCGCGAAGTCTCCGTCGTAGAAGCTCGCCACTGCCTCATAGTTCTTGAGCATGAGCATGAACAGCTTGTCATGGATAGCGGTGCCGAGCGTGCAGAACACGTCAACTGGAGTGCCTGCCTTGGCGAGCGCCCACTGGACTTTATAGTAGGAGAACAAGTCCTCCACCACCACGGCCCGCTTGCCGTGCTTCACGTTGCCAACGTAGTGCTGCCCGTTGTACGTGAGCCACTTCTCCGGGCTTCGGCCACTCGTGTCGCGGCCCATGTACTCGGTGTGAAACAAACCTGATGCGAGCAGCAGCTTGTGCGTCGGTACTAGTAGCCGGTGGCGCGACTCGGACCATACAACACCAGTGGGCAGATACCCGAAGTCCATATGCTTGGACGCGAGAAACTTGGCGAGGAACTCGCGTTGGTACTCCACCAACTCACTGACGCGCTTAGCGTCGCCCGGTATCGTAAGCACCCGACTCTGCGGCGGTTCGCTCTGCACCAGCAGAACGTGCGACTTCATTTCCACAGCACCAGCCTTGCAGCGTTGGCAGTAACACCACCATCTGTCAGGCGTGTTGCCGACCACCATAGCCGCGTCTCCCTCGTGCCCATGCACTACTCGGGACTGCTGATTGATGGCGCACTTCTTCGCCTTGTCCAGCCATTCTTCATTCCGTATGCGTGACATACTTCCTCCTGTGAATGCTATGCCTTGGTGGCAGTGTGCGACCTCCACCCTCCACGGATGGTGCTCTCTATGCTCGCGCAGTGGGCCTCACTGCGGTTCCCGCCCTTGGCCTTCGGGCTTCTTCCGCAGCGCCTTCACAATCCAGACGCTTGCACGCTACACAGGGCCAGCCGTCGCCAACCCTCATTCGCTATCTGAGCTACACCAAGGCACAGCACTCACATGCTGTGCGCCGACCTTATACCCTTGCGTCGGCCTAGCAAGATTAAACCTGCTTGACGTCCACGATCTGCGACTCTTGGATCACGACCGTATCTGCGTCGAAGCCTTCACCGAAGTAAATCTTGAAGCGCTTGTCGCCGTTCTCCAACGTCTGCACGCCGACGACCGATGCCGTGACTTCCTTCGCCGTCTCGGCGCGGCCAACGCGGGCCACGATCACCGAGCCCGCCTTCACGCTTTCGAGCAGATCGACGCTGCGGAACTGCGCTTCGAGCGTGATGAGCGCCGCGCTATCCTTCTGGATGCGATCCTTGAGCGCCTCGATTTTCTTCGAGAGCTTCTCAGCCTTGCTCAGTTCCGGGGCCGGTGCTTGCGGCTCACCACCCGAAGAAGCCGCGCCAGCCTCGACCGGCGCGGCGGCTGCGTTTCCCACTGCGGGGGCCACGACGACCGGAGCGACTTCGGGAGCCGGGGCCGCTGCGCCGACATTCGGGAGAACGACAGGGGCGTTGGTGATCGTAGCAGCCGGTGCGGGGATGGACGCTTGGACGGCTTGTTGGATTGCTGCGGCTTGTGCGATTGCTGCTTGTTCCGGGGTAACGATTGCCATGTGATAAATCTCCTATGAAGGTTGAAACGGAAAGTGAATTGCGAGTAGGCTTAGCGGCGCGGCCTATACGTCAGGACATGCTTGACTCCTAACACCGTGATAACCACGCCGCTCAGCACACCAGCGGTGTACGTGAGCAGCGCGTTCATGCGTCGGCCTGTTCCAGTGCGCCCTCGTCACCGTGTACCGGGTACTCCGGGTTCGGCTTGATGGCGACGGCTTCGAGTTGCTCGCGGCCCTTGACCTTGGTGACGACGCGATCCGGCACGTCCACCGTGACATCTGCCGGTGCGAGACGCAGGCCGACGCCAGTGCCGAACGATTGCACGTCCGACACGAAGCCGACACGAACCACGTTGCGCAGAGCATGCTTCAACGCGAGACGAAGGAACTCGTCATCGTTCGTGTAGTGCTCCTTGTGCAGCTTGTTCAGATACTGCTCCCCGCCGTCAGCGGGTTCCTCGGCGGCCATGCTGCGCAGGTCTTTCAGTACGGCGTCCGGGATCGTGATGCGCCCGTCGAGCGCCATTGTGAAGTGGAAGGTTTTCATGCCTTGTCAGCGTCCTTGTGAGTCGTCACCATGATGCTTGCGACGTGCTTGTTGTGGATGATGTGGACGCCCTTGTTGTTGACGCCCGCATGGGTGATGCGCCCTTGGATCGCAGGCAGGCCGTCTGCCATGATCGGGGAGCCGCGCTTCTGGTGGAACGCCGCGTTGCGTGTGCAGCGGAAGCGCTTCTCGCGACGCAACTGCGAACGCTGGGCGCGGTTCGGGTAGAACTCGGGCGTCGCCTCGACCGGCTCGGGCTTGGGCAGTTTGTCCCACAGGCCGCGCTCGATAGTGCCAAGCTCGTCGCTGATAGCTTGCGCCTCGTGGGTCTTGAAGCGGCCCGTAACGCTGAGCGCGCCGAGCAGTCGATTACCAATGTTGCCGAACATAGGGCTCCTTATCGGGGTCTGTTGTTGTTGCGAAACTGGCCCGGTCGCAGACGAGTGTCATGCAAACGGGTATCGGGCGGCGTGCGCAGTGCTGCCTTGCGTGCTTCCTGCATCCACGCAGGCTCACGGCGCAACGCGTCAGCGAACGTGTCAGGCTTCTGCATGCTCGGTCGCCTTCTTGCGGACAATCGTAAGCTCGTCCTCGAACGACTTGAGCGCCGCGATCACAGCGTCGCGCGCCGTGTCGTGGTCCTTCTCGATAGCCTTCTTGGTTGCTTCGAACGCGGCCTGTGCAGCAGCCAATGCGCGCTGATAGTCAACCTTCGCGTCGAGCATGCGGGCTCGCGTTTCAACGCCGATGTCCTGCAACTCTTTGCGCTTCAACGCGCTGCGCTTGGCAACGTCATTGAAGTGGTTGTTCAGTGCGGTTGCGTGCAGGCCGTGCAGCGTGTCATACAACACGATGGCCGCTTGATGCAGGGCTTCGGTGATGCGAGCCGAGATACGTGCTGCGCTCATGTGAGAATCTCCTGAATGAATTGTGAGTACGGAACGACGCGGCTACCGGGCCGCGCCGCCGTGGGTTACTCGGACGCTTCGGCGTTCGATGAGCCCGTCGAGACGAGGACCGGACCGTATTGATTGACCGTGATGGTGTTGACTGCGCAGCCCGAGAGAGCGACGAGGATCACAGCAGCGATGATTGCTTTCATTTGAGAAGCTCCTTGTGAGGATCGAACACTCGCACGCCTCGGAACATAATGCCCTCAGCCGCTTCATGCTCTACGAACTGTTTAACTGCTAGGTACACCGTCTTTATGACGGAATCTTGTGTAGCGCCATGCTCGATGAGCCAAGTGCGACCCCATTGCCACACTTCCTCTTGTGAGTTCACGCAAGGCAGCAGGCAACCAACTTGGATACCCACTAAGCCGAGGCCCAAAGGAACCGGCACAACATCGAGCTTGTTGCCCACGACCTCAACGCGCAAGTCACGAACAATCGCGCTTACCTCGCGGAAGTCAAGCGCCTTACTCACCAGTGTTCAGCGCGTCCGCTGCCTGCTGACAGTCCGCCGCCCGAGCAAACGAGGCTTCGCCCCAGCCATTCGTTTGCGTGTCGTAAATGCGCCAGCCGTCACCCTTCCACTGCGCTTGGTAGCGCTCGTTGGTAACAGTCGGGTCGTTCATCTTGCGAATCTCTTGTAGGCCGTGCATGTGGTTGGTTCTCCTTCGTTGTTACTTCAGTTTGATAATGCAGTAGCGAGTCGCTTCCGTGCTGCTCGCGCCGAATTTATGAATGGCCGCTGCTACCCTGTGCGCCTCCTTACACGAGGTCCAAGTGCGCGCTTCCCCATCGGCGCTGTGGAAGTAGAACTTCTCGCCGGTGACAAGATTCAACACGTAGTACCGCGTGTAGTCCACCCGCTCATCCATGCAGCGGTGCATCGTGCCGACTACCATAAGCGGGTACGTGTCACCGATGCTGTGGCGTTGCAGCCCGCCAGTGTTCGCGCCGTGGCCGGTGTACTCGGCGGCGAATGCTTTGGGCGCTGCGTTGCTACGCTCGCTGACGGCCAGCTTGAAGCCGTCTGCTTGTTGGTCACGGTACATGCTGGTCATGGCGTTCGGCTCCGATGGGTTGCCATACTTGTTTGTTCGAAACATCAATCCTCCTACGCGATGTCGTCCACCACATGCACGCAGCAACAATTGCGAGTACGCTGTCCGCCGCAAGCAGCACGTAGATGAGCGTATCCACGTTACACCAAGTAGGCGTAGTGGTTCACGAGGTCGCGGCTGTCGCGCTGCTGCTTGCGCGCCTCTTGCCGTTCGCGCTCAATCAATGCGCGCTGCTCGTTCACCTGTTGACGATCCGATTGAACGCGCTGCGGTTTCTTCTTGCGCTCAAAGCCAGTATTGCTGTGCATTTAAATCTCCCTTGCTCGTGTACAGGTGATGATGTTGTTGGTCTTGCCGAAGTCTCGCAGGTTATCCCGCGACACCTGACAGTCATACTCAGAATCGAAGCCGTCAACTTGCATGACGACATCGGCCTTGCCGGTGCTGAGTAGCACCACGACGATTAGCGTCCACATAGCGTGTCCTCCACCTTGTGACATACTTCGCCGCGTTGCAGTTCGCGGCTACACCACCAACAACGCGAGAAGTATCCGGCTTTCATGATGGCCTCAGAAGGGGATGCGAATGTTCTTCACTTCGCCAGTGTCGTCGGCCCGCCACAACGAACGGTCGATCCAGTCAAGCCGAGCTTGGCGGTAGTCAAGGTGTGACATTTCGTCCTTACTCTCGGGATGCGCGGCGTCGTAAGCGTGGTCGAACACACCTACGATGATGAGCCCATCCACGGGCTTGGCGTTAAGTGCCTGCTGTACCTCATGGTATAGCTCAGCCGCCATTGTGATAATCCAGTTCGCGGTCACTTCCCCGAATAGCGCGCAGTCCTCGTGAATCTGCCGAACTGCGTCAGCGCCCACCGCCGTAATGGCATGGCACAAGAATGCATTATCGCCCGATGCGATGCGCTCGCGGGCCAGCGTCAGTAATTGGATATGGTTGCGTGGGAGTTCCATGTCATGCCCCTTGACGTGATGCGACGATTGAAGTGCGTCCGTGAAACGAACGCTCGATGTTGACTGCTGCGTGATTGGGATAGCACGCGGCCCATTCCAGCCCGTCTGACAGGCTCGCGGCCTCGTGCCTATACCAATCACCCTCCCACAACACGGAGGCCGTCCAGCGCGTTTGTCGCCGGTCGTGGAGCCTGCATAAAACTTCGGCCACCGCGAAGATGGCCGACAAGATGAGAGCGATCATGTTAGTTCCAAAGGTTGTCCACGTACTGCTCAGCTTGCCACTCGTAGCACTCACCCATCGTGACATCACCGCAGTCGGCCCACGCCTGCTCAGCTTCGGTGATGAACGTGACGGCATCATCCCCTTGTAGGAAGATGTCCTCGTGCCTGCCTTTCAGGTCTACGATGCGCACAGTACCGCGAATGCTTGCAACATCGACGCGCACAAACTTCATGCGCGCCGCAGTCGCCTTAATGATGGCGGACAGTTTCATGATTAACGCCTATGGGAATTGCGAGTTGGCCGCGTTACTTCCGGCCAATGCAGGTAAGGAGCAATGCCCACACGCCAGCGAACACACAGAACGCAAGCGACGCAAGCATCGGAAAGAACAGCAGGAACAGGAGTGCGCCGCAGATAGCTTCGATCATGTCACACTCCTAGATCACGTAATCGGGATCAGTCGGCCCTTCGACAAACCAGCCAATCTCGGTGAGGTAGTCCGTCGCAATCTCAACCGCCTCGTCAGCGTCCATCACGCCGCCGAAGTAGCTCCACACTGCAACGAACATAGGTTCGAATCCACACTGCCACCCTATGAGTCGTGCGTTCTCAGGCATTTCCGCCACGGTACGCACGTTCAGGGAATTGTCGAGGCAGTGGCCGACATACTGTAATGCTTGCTCGCGCCGCATGGTCAGCCCTTCCTCTTGTGATGCGGCACGAACTCCCGAGCGCCGCGCATTGTGAACGCCAGATCGGGATAGCCGTCCTGCTCACACATGTCTGCCTGCATGTCGATGTACTCGTTGAACACCGACTCGTCATTACGAAACGAGGCTTTCTCCTTCGGCCATGCGTTGACGATGTAGTGGACCTCGTTCGCCCACCAATTGCGGCTTTGTGGCTTGCGTGACATGTTACGCCCCTATGGGCTCACCGTTGATGAGCCATTGCTTGCCGTTGAACGAAACGATGTCGCCACGTCTACGCGCCTGCTCAATGCGTGGCAACACCTTGACCTTGAATCGCGCCTCAGCCTGCTTAGCCTCAGCGTAACGCCCACTGTGCGAGCGCATGCCCGCACTGATAGCGCGGTTGCGTGTCGCCTCACACTTAGCCCTTGCGGGCTTCATGTGGGCGGGTGTGTTGTGGAAATATAGGCCGCTAATCACGCGCCCTCCTTAATCTGTTGCGCCGCCTCTTTAGCGACGCAGACGGTATCGCTCAACGACCACATGGACGAATCGTTGAGTTGCTTGTTGACTCGCGCGCCGTGTGGCCGGATGAAACCATCCAGCATGTCCCACATGCGTAGCGGGATGTCGTTGAACCAGCGGTCAGTGGACGCCTTAATAGCAGGCTTGCCGATAACGCGCTCCACATACGACCGGATAGACGGCGTTACGAACTGAGCGTAGTACTCGCGGTGCAACTTCTCGCGTTGCGCCTCGCTCAGGTCGCTGTACATCACCATATACTCTCTGCGGTTCATGGCTCACACCTTGAACGTGACGGACGGCTCAGCGGAGCAGCAGACCCAAATGACGCCAGCGCCAAACAGTGCCGGTGTCCATTGAGACTCCTTCTCTGCCTTGCGGCTCAGAAGCTCCTGAACTGCCGTGGCGTGAATGTCTATCCACTCAGACAGTTCATAGGGATACGGAACTGCCGCACGCATATGGCCCATACGTGCAACAACTTGCGTACCGTGCTTGTCGGTTGCCGGTTCAACCTCAGTGTAAATCGCCGGATAAAGTGCTGTCATGGTAGTGCCCATTGGTCGATGGTCCTCTCTGAGATAGAAAAGGGCCGCATGGTTAGCGGCCCTGAACGCCCGTTGATGGTCTCATCTTTGTTATTGTTCTACTTATCCCTCACTACCCCACCTGCGCCTTACTCTACGGTAGGCTGCTCAGCGGGAACAACCTTGATGCCTTCGTCACTTGCCAGCGCACGGAGCGCCGCGAGTTTGTCAGGCTGAACAAGACTCGTGTCCTGTTCTTTCTTCGTCAGCGCTGCCTCCGCTTTCTTCAGGATGGAAGCGATGGCCTTCGCCAGATCGAACTGGTGATACTTCGGTTCCGGCGAGAAGCTCCAGAACGGCTCGGCAATCGCGGCGGCCATGTTGGCGTCGCTCATCACCTGCTCGCGCCGCTCTTTGACGTATGCGAGGTTGCCGTTGTCGTCCGTGGTGAACGCGCCGTAGTTGCAGAGCCAAGCCATGAGGCCCGCTTTGCGTGCCGATTGGCCCAGCGCCGCGACAAGCCGCGTTGCAACGTCGGGATCGTTGTGTTGCGCCGAGTGCATCAGCACCGAGCATGCTGCGCGGTGGATGTCAGTGTCGAGCTTTGCCGAACGCGATGCAATCGAGCCGATTGCTTTGTTCAGTTCCGCTTGAGTCTTGATGAGCGTGAAAACCGGCGCTGCCTTGGTCTTGCCGGTCTTGGTTGCTGCTTGTTTCGTGGTTGCCATGATAAGCTCCTGTTCAGGTCAGGGTACTACGTTGGTAAGTGGTGCGCCCTGCCCTCAATGCCTAAGCATCAAGCCATCCCCGTACCAACATCATACGGCTACTAACAAGGCGCACTATTTACCACTCTTCAAAGTGGGTTTCTTGAGCATGCACTTTAACCGGGCACCATTCACTACCCGCCACCTCGTTACGCCCGCCTTTGCCGGTTTCCAGTCGTATCGCTCACTACCCTCATTGCTGAGTCTCGCTTGCTACCCGTCTGTACTCTCGTGCATCGCAGTCCCGTATGTCGGTTGCTATGCTCATGTCAGGGGTTCTGTTATGCTCCCCGTCCTAGGCCCAGTACTCTTCTGTACTGTGCTGCGTCCCTTCGTGCGTTATCGGTTGCAAACCGCGCCTTAGTGCGCCTTGGCTAACTCCTGATAGCGGGATTGCCTCTCAGGTATCACTGCCTAGCGCCTTGCAATTCTCGCGTCTCACTTGGCTACCCTCTGTATCGCCCGGAGTGGTCATCACCCGGATTGTCACTGACTACAGAGTCTTGCCTAGCTACCCGCACGGCTTGCTATCGCCGTACAACAGGTAAGTCTGCTGCTCACTGCTTACTGCCTACTACGCTTCGCATGTTAGAGGCTAGTTCTTAGCGTGTCAACTACTTATTTGCTAGGTGCTAACCCTTAGATGCTTAGGTACTACATGGTTGCAGTCTGAGCTACGGTACAAGGCATCAACTTTGTGTGAGCCGTACTAGCTAACCCACTCCTTACTGCGCTGTTCACTGCAACCACAGAACGGATTGTATAGAGTCTACAGACGATTGCAAGCACTATTTCACTAGGTGCTAACCCTTAGCTGCTTAGCACCTTACGACCACGGTTAGTTCCTGCTCTACGCTTAGCCTGTAGTGCTTTAACCTGTTCCTTAGCAAAGGCTTCTGCCTGTTCCTTAGCAACCTGTTCCTCTATACCACTAGCTACTAACTCCCGGAGCTTACCAGCATACAGAGCATGGTATCTGCGCTGGTCAGCCCTAAGCCTATCCATTGATGCACCCATAGTATCTCCTATCTATCTATGTGCTAACCAGTTTACATTAGAATGCCACACTGTGGAAGCAGTCCAAAGCGATGAGCGGCGAGCCGACAGGCGATACACGCGAAGCAAGACAGGATACATAGAGCTATACCATGTATGACATAGAGATACATAGATAGATACATAGATCACACTGTGTATGAGATAGATAGACACAGGATTAACACACATGTATGCGAGCGATAAGAAACAGATAGCGCACACACTCAAGCGAGCGAAGCGAGCCGAGTGTTAATACCTAAGCTCTGATGTCCTCCATATCCATAGAAGTGTAAATCCCATCATCACGCTTGCTATCATGCGCTGGATGTGCTAGGTGCATGCGCTGTGTAGCTGCTAGGCAACGTGAGCCAAGCCTGTTAGCACTTGACATAATGTACGTTAGCAACCACTAGGGTAGACACCTAGCATCTAGCGCTTGCATGCTGCGCTGGCTGTGGTACAATCGAAGTGAGTGCGTAAATCCTAGCACTCAGTGCGATGGCTCGATTGGGAGGGCCAAGGGGGAAAGTCAGGCCGTCGCGGGTCGGAGAGGGGCTCACAAAAATTTATCAAACTAGAGCCGCTAGTATTACTCGCTACTCTTACCCTTCAAGTCTCGCTTACCCAACAGCCTTAGCCCGTAGCCATACAGGTAATCCGTAAGGTAGGCCATAGGCTCACCCTTAGACTCTATGTCGTAGGGTTTGATGCCCTTCATGTCCAAGATGTACAGCACGCAGTGGACTAGCTCATGCACCAACGTCCTAGCGTCGCCATCGAACACTCCCACTACCAAGCCATACTTCTTGTGCCAGCCGGTGAGCCCAGCGGCAGTGTCGCAGATCGGCGTGCCGGTTAAGCGAGCAAACTGCGCTGGGTCATCGGTGAAGGTCACGGGCTCGCTGTACGGATGCGCCCAGCACTTCACCGAGGCCACGATCAGCCACCCGCCGCGTCGGTGCTGTCAGCGATGGTCGCGTCGAGTTCAGTCTTTGCAGCGGCGAGGACGGTGGTGATGTCCTGCGAGTAATCGACCGGATTGCGGTTCACGTTCTGGCGGACGGCGGCGCTGGCGCGGTCGAGCGCGTTGGCGAGGTTGAGACGTTCTTGTTGGGTGCGGTTCTGCAAGCTCATAGAGCCTCCTGTGGAAATGAGAGGGAAGGGCGTTATTCAGGCGCTGGGCGGGCTCGCGTACCCACGGCTATACCAACATAGCCTGAGAGGTCGCGAGCCCGTCAGGGCGTTATGCGTCGGGTGTCGGAGTTGCGTCGGCAACCGCTGCGTCGAGCAGGGTCTTGAGCGAGGCGAGGGCGGTGTCCGTAGCGGCGACCATTGCCGGGTTGCGGCTGTCGCTCCGGTAGACGAGCAGGGCCTTCAGGGTGTTCTCCATCGTGCCCGAGAGGGCATACACTTCGTTCGTGGTTTGGTTTGCAACGCTCATGTCATTCTCCTTTGAGGATTGTGTCGGCCCACGCCTTGATGCTGGCGCGGTCGTCGTTGGCCCTGTCGAGTGCGTCGAGCAGGGCGTTTGTCCAGCGTGCCCACGATTCATTCGTGAGCGGGAAGGCCGGTCGAGCTACCTCGATGGGCGAGGCGTATGCGACCGGATCAGGGACCGCTGGCGGGCTCGGCGCTTGAGGCAGGGCCGTACACCCCGAGAGCAGCAGCAACGTCATCAGGGACGCGCTGAGCAGCCCACGTAGGGTTCGCTTTGAGTGCGTTGTCGAGCGCATCGGATCGTTCCTTGGTGCGTGCCGCTGTCGCGGCGTTGCGAGCCGCCCGCGTCTCAGACTGAGAGAGCAGGGCGGTGTTGGCTACACGGAGCGCTTTGACTTGCCCGCTGAGGGCTGTATTCGCGTCCTGAAGGCGATGCAGCGTGTCGCGGGTATATACCCACACCACGGAGCCGCCGAGCAGCGTGCAGAGGCACAGGGCCGCTGCGATGAGGTATGGCTTGATGCCAGTCATGGCGAGCCCTCCGGTAAGTCGCGGAGGCACAGCGCAAGCTCAGCGACGCGACGGTTGTACAGACCCCGGTGGACGTTCGTACCGGGCATAGTCCATTCGAGCAGCTTGCGGCACGCGGCGGCGGGACGGCCTGCGTTCAACAGGGTCACGTGGCCCGGTACGCGTCCCGACTTCAGGATGCACATACCGTCCTTCGTCCCGCGCTTGCCGGGGCCTACGTTGTACGCGAAGCTCACCCACGCGTTGTACTCGCCATCGGTAAGAGGGCGGCTCACGCACGAGCGAACTGTAGCCGCTGCGATCTGCAAGTCCTTCACGGCCTGCGCGTCACACTCAGCGAGCGTGGCGTGGCCCTTGGCTGCGAGCGCACCCGTAGCACCACGACAGATAGTCGGGATGCCTAACGGGTCTCGGTATGTCCGAGTGGCAGGCGCTCCCTCGAAGCGGTCGATGGTGGACCATGCGCCGCCGAGCCCGAGACTAACCGCTAGGGCCGCTCCGGTCAGAACCTTCTTCATGTCCATCTTTCTTCCTCACGAGGTTGTTGTAGAACAGCCAGAACAACTGGCACAGGATCAACACCACTGAGAGGATCATGACCCAGCTTTGCAGCGGGACACCGAACACACTCAAGGTGATGTTGGTTGCAGCAGGAGCAGCCGTAGCCGCTTCCTTGAGTGTGTCTTTGATGCTCATTTGCGGCCCCTTCGCCGTTGCACGAGCAGACGCGCACCAGCAGCCCGAATCTTCGGTTGCTCGTGGTCGTAGCCCATTGGGTTCTCCATGTACTCGCGGGAAGCCTCAGCCTTGCGCTTCTCCGCTGCCTTTTCCTCATCCTCTGCAAGCCGGTGCTTGTGGAACCGGACTGCACCAGCGACGGCCTCGATACGGTCGTCGTGGGGAAGGGAATTACGGTCTGTCGTGATGTTGGTCATTTGGCCCCACAGGCTGAACGCGCCGCGCTTCTCAATCGAGTGCTGGGCGTTGAACTTCTCGTCATCCTGTAACACCCGAGGATGGACGACTAACCTGTGACGCTGCATCGCGCCGACGAGCGAGTCGATAATGCGTCGCTCCTTCTGCCCGGTGCTGTACTCACCCTCAACTGCCACGTCCTTGAAGAACGGGTCTTTGACTGCTGCCTTCTCAAGCTCACCGCGCAAGTTAATCTCGAACAGGCCGTGGCCCATGTTCGACTCAACCCGCACATGCTTGATTCCAAACTCCTTCAGGATAGCTAACAGTTTCTCCGCGTTGCCACCTACACCGTTGGTGAGGCCACCACGCAACCCGCCGACTGTGAGCAGGTGAATGTACGGCCCTAGTGCGCCGGTACACGCATAGCCCATTTCATCAGCGCCACCACCAGCGGGGTCAATGAACATCAGCAGGTCAGCCAGCTTCGAGTACCCACACTGCGCGAGGGCAGGGTAGTACATGCGCGTTTGAGGAACAGGGAAGTTAGCGCCCAAGGGGACCAGTAGCGACGCATCAGCGCGGTACGGGATGATCTCAGGCACGTTCGTCCAATCGAAGTTAGCGATCATGATGTCGCTGAGCTTCAACTGTTGCCGCATTGCATCTGCAAGCGAAGTGTCCAACATGTACTGCAACTGGAAGCCCTCGGGGCCTTGATCCAGTTCCTTCTCGATTAGCGCTTCGTTGCCGTAGCGCTCGGGGTCGGTCGGCGCACCGCGCGAACCATCGAGCCCGTAGCCGTGTTGGAGCGCCGGGTTAGCCCGAATGCGCTCAGCAAGTAGTGGGGCCAGTCGATCACCATACTTCTCCATTTCCTCGTCAGAGGGGTAACGACCCGGCCAGATGCGAACCGTGAAGCCGCGTCCGGGGAGCGTGTTGTAAATCGAGTCCTTCGTCTGCGGCGTACCGAGATAAAGAATGTGCCCGTCTGCGCAGATGGAAGTGAACTCCTTCGACAACTGCAACAGGTGCGCGCGCTGCGTCATGGTCAAGCCGTTCTTCGTCGTCTCGATGTCATCGGGAATCAGAAGGTCGGCGCGCTTACCTTGCAACTGCGCTGTGATACCAACGCACGCTACCGATGGTGACTTGTCGATCACGCCGCGCAACGCGTAATGAATGTCGAAGCCATCGGTAATTGACGTGCGGTCCCCGGCGCTGCGATCAGGCCGAAGATACTCAAAGATGTCCCATGTAGTGATGAGCCTCACCACGAGCGTTGCAACTTCCGACGCTTGCGTTTCACCGCCCGAGACAATCAGTACTCGGGTTGCTGGGCGCTGCATCAGACGCCACACCGCATAGAGTGCGGCCAAGGTTGACTTGGCCTCACCGCGTTGTGCCATCACCATACGGAGTCGCGGGCCTGACTCCATGAACTCCGCGATGTCGGCTTGGATGTCCGTGAGACAGAAACCCAAGTACACCATGCCGTCCTCCGCGAACTTGCGGAATGACGAGTAATGCTCAGCCATGATAATGGCGTGTTCGAATCGCGTCTTTAAGTCCATAGATTAAGTCCCGGTTGCGGCGTCCTCCTTAACCAAAGCGAGTGCCTTCTGTTTTCGTTCAGCGCGAATGCGCTCCTGCTCTGCGAACTTCTTCGCAAGCTCAGAGGTCGTGTCGCGCTCTGCTGGGTCGCATGTGATGTTGTTGTCCTTGAGGAACGACTTGATAACCGAGAGCGTTGCCGCGTCGGTAGGCATGTCGTCCTCAAGGTCGCGCGAGAGCGTGGCGTCCAACTGCTTCGCCAGCTTCTCGTGCAACTCCATCAGCGACTGAGTTGAAGCCGCTGCCATTGATCCTCCTAAATGCTGGCCACCATCCACATGGTCGCGTTCTGGATAGTGCCTGTACCACCTGACACACTCGCCAAGATACGGCCCGAGTACAACCCGTCGCTTGTGATGGTCGGGCGGGCTCGACAGCTAAGGCCACCAAACGCGTTAGCTGCGAATGACTGGTACAAGGCTGTGTTACCTGATGCCGTGCCATTAATAGCGGGTTGGATGGCGGTGTACGCGCTTGCTGTATTGTTCAGCACCTGAGCGATCACGTTAAGGTCAAGTTCCTCACCGTCAGACCAAGCCACCATTGATAACCCGGAGCCAACTAGAGCGCCCGATGTATTGGTCAGGCCGATGCCGTTAGCGACCAAACCACGCACGCTGACTTGGCGACGGTTGAAGTACGACGCGACGTGAATGTCCGTGGCCTCGTTGTAACGAAAGATCGCTCCCGTGCCGACATACGCCATACCTACTAGCGTGCGCGTAGCGTCACCACTCTTGATACGCAACCCCGTAGCTGAGTTGATGGCGTGAGCGGTAGTACTTGCTTCCAACGTCATAACCCCGGCGCTCATGTACGCGTAGACGTAGTACAGCGTGCCCGCCGTCAGGCCCGCGTTGCTGAGGAACACACCAGCATTCGGGATGACTTGCAGCGTACCGTTGATCGGCAGGTAGCGTCCGTTGTAACGCAGCAATGCAAGCTGAGTACTGCTAATGAATGCCAGCCTGCACTGACCCGCAATCAGCGAGTCCGCGTAGTTCCTCGTAGCCGCGTCTTGTGGGGCAACGGGATCAGCGACGCTCGTGATGACCTTGGAGCCAACGTCGAGCCCTTGACCAAGCGTGACCTTACCAGTGTCAGGGTTGACAACCAGCGGGCGATCAAGCGATGTACCTGCTGCGTCGAAGCGAGCCAACACGAATTCCTTCGACGTACCGTCGAGCAGGGTAGTCCAACGGCGAACACCGGGAGTACCTACCGAGCCTTCCAGATAGTTCATGATGGCGTTGACACCGTTGCGGTACACTTCGATTGGTGAGTTGTACTTACCAATGTTCGAGCCCGCGCTCGCGGCTGCATCCTCTGCGGACTGCGCTGCGTTTAGTGCGTACTGCTTAGCACTGTAGTTCGTGCCATCCACAGTCGTCGTCAACTGCATCGCCCACTGTGAGGCGAGGGTAGCGGACGTGGCCGAGTTCTGGCTATACGTCTGCGACTGGTCCCGATAACCCATCGACGCATCGCGTGCAGTCTCCGATGCTACGCGGGAGGCTTGCGACGCAGTAGCCGAACTGGACGAGGCTGTAGCACTATCTGCCGATGCGCTCGCGGAGTTAGCGGAGGCAGTAGCCGAGCCCGCTGCATTCAACGCGTACTGCTTGGCGCTGTAGTTGCCACCTGACACCGGAGAGGGCGTTTGCGTTGCCCACTGAGCAGCGAGGTTCGAACTTGCCAGCGACGAGCTTGCCGACGCAGCCGAGGCGTTAGCCGCTGCCCATGCTCCAGTGCCCTCAGCCTTCGCTTGACCGTAGGTGATGGCGTCGTTATCCGCAACTGCGGGGCCGAGGTTCTTGAGCTTGTAGCCGTGGAAGTCAACATCGTTGAAGATGTCTGTCAGCGCTGCACCTTCAACCGCTTCTTGGTTAAGGTAGAGCAACTGCGTGAAGTCCGTATCCATCGTAGCGTTGTTGAACTTCGCCCCGTTGCTGAACACGTTGATAATCGAACTGATCTGCGACGTGCGCTTCAACAGCACTTCAACACCGTTAGGAACAACGGGAGTGAAGTTGATGCGCTTGTCGGTTGTCCCATTCCACGACCACGAGCCAGCAGGAGCAGGCAGACCATCGAAGAACACATTGATGTCTGCCCGCTTCAAGTACTGGATCGAAACGTCGAGGTAGGACATAGACCCGGTGGACACCGCCCGCTGGGTACTATATGCCATGATCCCTCCTTACTTCGATTGCTGCCCGTCCTTCAGCGTCTCGGCCATTGCTTTAACGCCGGGGATGATAGACAGCAGCGGGATTGAATTGATAGCACCCGATGCGGCGGTGCCGAACTGCCCGTTAGCCAACGAGCTACCAGTCTTGTACAGCCGGTCGATTGCCATAAGGCCACTAGCGCCGAACTGCTGCTTGTCGCCGGATGCAACGCCCCACAGTTCCGACAGCAGGCCCATAGCACCCATCTGAGATAGGGCCGTGCTTGCTGCCGTGTTGAGGTCGAGCGGACCTTGGCCCTTGAGCATCGAGTTCGCTTGCGATGCGAGCATCGTCAGCGGGAACTGATACATCATGAGCAAGCCCATACCGCCGAAGCCTTCACGGCCTAGCGATCCAGCAAGCACCTTGTTATGCGCGCCGAGGACGAACGAGCGGAACGTGAAGATGAACTTGCCCACGCTAGAGAATTGCGCGAACGCGGGAATCTCGCCTGTTCTATTCTTCAGCACCGCGTCATCCATCATCTTGCCAAGCGGGCCTCGAATCTGTGCCCACGTTGCATCGGACCATGCTGCCGTATTCAGGCCATTGGCCTTGATGTCAGCAGCAACACTGCTCAAGGTATGGCCCTCTAAGCCGTACTTCGCAAGAGCCTGCTGCGCAGCCTTGTCGCCCAACGCACCCTTATGGAATACGTCCGCGACGAGATTACCGACAACGCGTGCTTGGTTGTGGTGGATGTAGTGCATCGCATTGATATACGGCACGATCTGCTTAGCCTGCTGCAACGACAGTCCAACGTGATCGCCCAAGCTCATTTCGAAGTTGTCCTCCATCTTTTGAATGTAAGGGCGAATCCGAAGGTCTTGCGACGAGTTGCGCGCGAGGATAGCGGCGAGCGATGCAGGGTCATGGTCGGCACCACCCATCAACGTCTTAAAGACCGGCAGGGTTCGCATGATCTCTTTCGTAGTCTTGATGAGACCGTACTTAGCCATAGCGTTGGAGTACTCAGTCAACTGCCACAGGCCCGAGCCCGACAATCCCACCATCTGCGTGATTGCAGCGAGACGACGCATACCGTCACCGACTTCATCACCAACCGGCTGACCCTTGATCGACGCAATGATGTTGTCGAACAGGGCCGCAGCTTTCTTGCGTGATCCCTCGTCGGCAACACCGTGCAGGAACTCGGTACGCAGTTGGTCGATAGCCGTGGACGTATTAAGCGGCACGTCCTCACCCTTGGCGTTCTTGAACGACTTACGCGCGAGCGCTGAGTTGCCAGCAGCGTTGTCCAAGTAGCCGTCGAGGTTGCGTGCGACGTTCGTATCCAGCAAGTCCATCACCGAGATACGCGAGCCGTCTGCGAGTTGCAGGCTGTGCGACGTGTCCATCGCAACGCGGTGCTTCAGTGCCGACGCCTTGCCTGCCTCGTCGGTTACGCCGGTGATGACTTCCATCGCCTTCTGGATACGGTCAGCCGTGATACCGGGAGTCTGCGCGAGGATGTCGCGCACTTCCTTGGCACCGCTGTTGCCAACGTGACCACGGAACGCTTGGTCCTCGAAGTACCCCTTACGGCGCGCGCGCTCGATGATCGCAGCGGCGACATCAGAGATAGCATCGGCGTCCCACATAGGGTTAGCCTTCTGGATCGCAGAGGCAACCATCTTTCGGACTACGGAACGTGACTGCTTCTCCGTCACACCGTTGGCTGCGGCGATGCGATTCTCCATGTCCTCAATCTGCGTGACGCTCCACTTGCGCGGCGCATACCCAGCAGCTTCGTCCACAGCATCAGCACCCATCACACCAGCGGCCTGCATTTCCTTCAGCGCTTGCGCGGTTGCTGCATCGTGCGCATCGGCCAGCTTCGTAATCATCGGGTCTACTGACGGATCAGCAGTCGGCAGGCCACGGCGAGCCGCAGTGTTACGGCGTTGCAGTTCAGCGTAGACTTGCTTCTCGATGTCGTGCTGAATCTCAGCAGACTTACGCGGATTCAGGATGCGGTTACGCAACCCAGCACCACGCGATGCCATTGCTTCCTTCAGGCCGTCCTCATAGCGATACTGCAACTGCGAGAGGTCCGAGCGGATAGCCTGCTTCTGCGACACCACCGAATCGCCCGTCATGTTGACCGGATCATCAACCAGCAAGTCGGCAACCTTCTTGCCTGCGCTGCCGAGGCCGCTCACGGTCTTGTGCAATGACCACGAGATAGCGTTACCCGTCTTGGCTGCTGCGGATTCCATGCGCTTAACGATGGTCGCGGCCTGCTGTCCCGGCGTACCGGTAGGTGCAGTAGCGGGAGCGCTGTGCAGGCTCATACCCGGAACCTCGGCTGTGCCCTCGACCTTCACATTGAGCTTCGTGTTGATGAGTTCGTCGGTGAGGCCCAGCGCGCGCGTGAGCGCGTTCGTCTGCGTCGGCGGAATGCCCAACAGCTTGCGCACCGTGTCCACCATCTTCGAGAGCATGTTAGGCGCGCGTGAGCCCGCACCGACAGGCATACGTGAGAGGATCGTAGGCAAGCCGCCAATGTTGCCTGAGTACAAACCAGCGACGAACTCGTTCAGGTTCTTCGTGAGATACGTCGCATCGTGAAGCTGAGACGCCGTGAGTCCCTCTGCGTCCTTCAGCCATACCCGCGTGCGGTTCAGCAAGTCCTGCAACTCAGCCGTGATCCTGCCGTGAGCCGTGCCGGGGTTCGCCATACCAAAAGCCAGCTTGTGAACCGTGAGACCGTGCATGACTTCGTGAAGCGCTGCGAACGCGCTCAGGTTCCGCTGAGGGAAGTGCGGGTTCGCTGCCATGTGTTCGGCAGTCGGCATGTGGACGCTGTGTGAGCCTGCCGAGTAGAACGGCGTAGCATTCCTATCCAGTTCCGACTCCATGACCTTGAGCTTGTTCAGCAGGTCAGGTTGTTCCTCGCGTAGCACGCGAATCATCGGGCCGAACTCGGCATCGTCCTCGAAGCGTCCGAGGTAGGTGTACGCATCGGTTACGGGATCACCCGCTTTGACGCCACGCTCGGCGAGCAACTCTTTGTTGCGGAACGTAGCCTCAAGCGTGGATTCCTCTGCCACTGCCGCACCCTTGGCGATGGTTGCGCCATCGGTGCCCACCAGCGCAGCCGTGCGCTCGACTTCCTGCTCCACGGTCGGCGTGGCGCGCGATACGGTCTCCTGCTCCGACACGATGCGCTTCTCTGCCCCGGTGGACTGTCCACGAACGTCAGCAGCGGCTTGGCCCAGCACGTCCGAGGGGTACTCAGGGTCAGCCTGCACCAGCCCCTTCTTGGGCCTGTACGCCATCGCCGTGGCCGCACCGCTCAGCAGTGCGGGCAGGATGATTTCGGTGTCGCTCATCGGGACCACCTGAGCCTGCACAGCGCCGAGGCCGAGGGTCGCAGTCGCGGCCATGACGCCAGCGGCCACGCGGCCCGTTTGCAGCGCCGTGGCGACGCCACCGGACGCGAGGTCGAGTGCTAGGTAGCCGGGATCGGCCATGCCCACCAGCGTCGATACAATCGGATGATCGCCCATCTGCGCATACAGCGCGCGCTGGGTCTGCGTGTTCTGCAACCGGTAGTTGAACTCATCCAGCGAGCGGGACTGCGCAAAGAACTTCTGCTCATCCTCGCTCATCATGAACGGGACTTGATTGATGTACGGCTTCGGATCGAAGTCGGGGTCGCGGTCGAAGTGAGGCATGTTGATGTAGTCCCACACACGCACAGGGCTCCATGACTTCGCAGCCGCGAGCGCAGCGTCACCCACTGTTGCCAGCGGGCGAGCGTTCTGCGCGATTGTGTTCTGACCGATAGCAGCGGACATGGTGCCCGCGCCGATCTCGGTTTGTGCTACCTTCTCGGGGGCCGACGCCTGTGCCGGTTCCGGCGTCGGAGCAGCACCCATCGGGTCGAACTCAGGCACAGCGTTTCCAGTGGGAGCGTCGCCCCCGTAGATACGCGGATCGACATTAACGATAGGTTCTGCCATTTAAATCTCCTTAATGAGTTACGGGCATGATGCCGCGCATGAGGTCGGTGTAGTACACACGACGAGCTTCGTGGGCCATCTTGTACTGAGGCGAATCGAACAGCGCCTTCATGGCTTCCTCTCGGTCGCCTGCCTTAACGGCCTTCACTACGCTGCTCGGCACACTCCCACCTTGGTAGGTGAGTTGCGTGAACAGCTTCAGCGCGTTCAAGTCGTGCTTGCCCGTCTCGCGTGCGTACTTCGCAGCGCTAACGAGAGCGTCATTCGACGCCTTGACAAACGAGTCGTTGATTGCTTGCGGCGGTACGATGCCGGTGTTCGGGTCGGCCTTCGGGAAGTGGGTGTTCGTAGTGGACACACCTACGCCCACGGTCTGTACCCGCTTGCCGTCAACCACCTTGCCGCTTGCATCGTCATACGCACGGTCGCGCACGTCCTCAAACTTCACGAGGTCTTTACGGATGTCGAGGACTACTTGGTTCGGAACGCCAGCGGTGTTGTTGCCGTTGAACGTAACCGGCACACCAGTAGTGCCCTTGACCGTGATACCCTCACCGTCCGTTTTCATGAACTGCTCGCTGATGGAGTCCTGCTTGTCCTGCACAGCGCCAGCGATGAACTTCGGGTCGAGCGTACCGCCTGCGTTGACAAGCTCACCCTTGGGGCCGAACTCTTGCCATTGCAGTTGCGCGTTGCCATTGACCGTGTACGCGACGCGGTTGCCCTTACCTGCGGGATGCAACTCGCTAATCACGTCCGCGATAGTCTCAGGGCGCACGTTGCGATTTACGCCGAAGAAGTCTTGGATCGTCGTACCGGACGGCAGACGCGGCAATACGAGAGGGCCGTCCTTCAGCACGAGGGTCCGGTCTGCCACCTTAGCGAGCGCGAGCCGTTGGCGCGCGTCGTCGGAGGCGTAGGGATTCTCGCGGCTGATGTAGGTCAGTTCCTCAAGCATCGCGGCCTTACTCTTGGCAAGCTCGGCCTGCACACGCTCAGGGTTCTCAAACCACGACTGGCCTGCTGTGATCTTGTCTGTGTTGAGCGCAGTCTGCGAGCGCACGACATCCGGCAGCATGGACTTCAGCGTACCCCACAGGCCACGCGGCTCGATGTCGGCAACTGCCTTCAAGTCTGCCTTAGCATGGTTCGCTGCCATCACGTCCTTCTGCTCTTTCGTGAGTCCAGCGGTCGCGGCGATCTGCTCCGCTGCGGCGTTGGCCGCGATGGTCGGATTGCCGGTGCGCTGTAACTGCTCGCGGTACGTCATGAT